CAAAGATCTCTTCGTCAGTCATGTCCATATCCTTTCTGTCTGTATAAAACTACTCGATGATTTCTACCGTTGCTTCTGTCTCGATCCAAACCTTTGCCCCGCAGGACAGGGGTTTGTCAGGAGAGTATACCACCTTTGATGGGCCGTCAATGCGAACCCCATGCGCATAGGTGTTGTCCTTGTAGGTCTTCACCGTCAGCACGGGGTCCCGTGATCCGTGTTTCGTGTTCGATTTGATCACATGCTGATTAACGTGGATGATGGTCTTCATCAGTGCATTCCCTTCTTGTGCTGCTCTTGGATCGTGCCGCTTCCCCAGAGGTTCAAGCAACGAAGTTCCTGCTCAAGGGCTGAAATAGCCTGTGTCCTGCCCGCTTTAAACCCTTCAGCATAAGCTACGCTTCCTTTAAGCGTTAGCACACTATCCAAGTAAATGAATATAGTGATACCACAGGCTAGACCAAACAAAAATCTCCACATGATTTCTCCTTTCTAGTTAACGTTACGAACTGCTTTCCAACTCCTGTATGAGTCGGTTCAGGTACCATACCGCCTTTTTGTAGTCCTGTACAGCACTTTCTTTGTAGGGGCCTCGAGAAAGATATTTGATAGCAGTTAAGCGGAGGTGACCCCGGAATTCCTCCGGGGTCGCTTTAGCCTTCATGAAGTCAATCGTCTCCATGCCACCATGGGTATAGTGCGCGGGGGCGTTGACTGAGTCCATCTCTACTCTTTATCGATCAGAACAACGAAGGTGGCAGTGATTCGAGCATCGTCATCTTCGCTGTTTTCTTCGTCGCCCTCGTCTGCTTCTGATGATATTTCATCACCATCTGCCGCTCCATCTCCGTTTTGAAGGGCCAGATCCACCGATTCAGTGGCAGACCCGACGGGTGAAAATGCGAGGTCCCACCAGTTTTGCTCGCTGGATTCTTCTCCTTCTTCATCGCTTTCTTCATCAGTATTCTCTTCTGTATATTTGTGGTCAGAGTCAGCAAGAATTTCTTTAGCCTCTTCCAATAGGTGCGAAACGGTCCAAAGAGCGTTTTCAACATCCTCGTCTGTTGAGACCACACGACTTCCGAGAGATTCGGAGCATAGGCCGACTACACCTGCCGCCTGATGTAGGCGCGCTTCAAGGTCCATGTACTGCGCAAAAGTAAGCGTAACCATGTCAATCCTTCCGGAAAAAATATTGTTTGCGATTGAAGTAAACCATGCGAACACTTCCCCCTTCTACAAGTGCCCGCAAGATTATTGACGCATAGGTTTTGCTAATTAGAAACCTTTCGGAGACTGTTTGAACATCAACGCCAGACTTACGTTCACGAACAAAACGAGTTACTTTCGTGTATAGGCCTTGTTTGTTGTACACAATCAGCCCCTATGCACGACTTCGAAAGGTGCTTGTTGAAGGCTGTTGGAAAGGATTTTCCTTTGCCAAAGGCTCAAAGCAACGCTGCCATTCTCGGCTCACCAACCAATCCAAAAACGCGGCATTGGACTGGGCGTGGTGCTTGGACAACGCAGCAAGCTTGTGGTGCGTATCTGGGCGCATCATCACAGACTTCCATTTTTTAGAGTCGGTCATAGCTATGTCCTTTCTTCTTTCTGTAGACTTAAGCATTCTTTCATATGATTTTAGTCTAGTCAAGCTATCTTTAAAGCATGATCACGATACGTCAAGTCCCTGATTTTTCTAAGGTGAGACAAGAGCTCTTGGTTCTCCAGAAGGCTTGTCTTCCTCATGACGAGCCCGTGTTCCCTGAGGAAGGCGTGTTCTGGGTAGGGAAACAGGGAGACCAAAACATCTGCTTTGCTTTAGTGCGACCCTCAAACCAGTGGGAAGACACGGCTTACCTCGCAAGAGCCGGGGTCCTTGAAGCGTGGAGGGGGCAGGGTCTGCAGAGAAGGATGATCCGGGTCCGTGAAGCGTGGGCCAGAAAGCGTGGCTATCGGTGGATGATCAGTGATACGACGGACAATGTGCCGAGCAGCAATAACCTGATGCACTGTGGGTACAAGCTGATCGAGCCGTCTGCGCCGTGGGCCAATGACAGTAGTCTGTATTGGACGAAGCGTTTGCGGCATGATTAATGCCCTGCGAGAAGACTGATGCCGTACAAAGACGACGATCTGCGAAAGGCAAAGCAACGTGAGTATTCCAAAAATTGGTACGAACGGAACAAAAATAAGCACAGGGCAGGCGTCGCGAAGAACAAACGAGAGGGCAAGGCCGCGTGCGTCGCGTACAAAGGCACAAAGCAGTGTAGCCACTGCGGAGCGCAGCATGCGGCGATCATCGACTTCCACCATGTGATCAAAGAGGACAAGCGGTCGGTGTTTAAGCTTGCAGCGAGCAAGAATTACAAGGCGGCGATGCAGGAGGCGGAGGAGAAGTGCATTCCCTTATGTGCGAACTGCCATAGGGTCTTTCACTGGGAGGAAAGAGAGCAAAAAAAGAGCGCCAAGAAGGCGCTCAAAAGAGACTAACCATGGAGAGACCAGCAAAGTTAGGCGGAATCGCCCCAAGACGGGCCGATTTCAACATCCACCTTTGAAGGAATTTCTAGGTTAACACAATTGCACATCACTTGTGCAAGCTTTTCGGCGTCCTCCTTACTCTTAACGGAAAAACAAAGCTCATCATGTACTTGCAGCAGAGGCAGATTCCCGGCCTTAAAACAGTCCACCATGGCCTTCTTAGTCTGGTCTGCTGCAGAGCCTTGGATCAGACGATTCAGCCCCTTGTAGGTGTATGCTCGTTTGAGAGGAGGCCCGTACTCCAACATGGCCTCCTCTCTTGGAAGCGCCTTGTGCAGCCCGTAACCCGCAGGCTCCCAAAGTGGAAAACGGCATCGACGCCCACACAATGTACGTACAGCACCCCGAGAAGAGGGGTCTTCGATTCGTCGTTGTACGGCAGCTACAAGGCCCTTAAGAAAAGGGACGCGTTCATGAAACTGTGAAATTAATTCGGAGGCTTCTGTTTCCGATAGGTCAAGTTCTGTTGCCATCTTGCCTTTGCCCATACCGTACATTAATCCTAGGCCAATAGTTTTAGCTTGCTTTCGGCTGATGTTAGCCATGTCTGCAACAGTCTGATGAAAGTCAGTGGTGGGGTCATTTCGATATGCGTGGGCCGCGTTTTCTGCTCCGTCTAGCCCCAGCAAGACTGCGTAATGAACCGCGAGCCGTGGTTCTTGCTGCGAGAAGTCTAAAGAAGCCCAGATTTCACCTTCGTCGGGGAGGAAAAGCTTCCTAATCCGTGGTCCGATCTCCGGATGCCGTGCTGGAATTTGCTGCAAATTTGGGTTGTTCATTGAGAACCGCCCTGTCACTGTGCCCCCGTCGTCAGAGCGAATCTGGTTAATATGGGCATGGATCCGTCCATCATAGGAGGCATGATCAATCAGGCTTTCGATGAAGGTACCGGTTGCCTTGTTGAACTCCCGTGCCTCGACGATCATCTTAGCAACAGGGTGGGAATGCGTAGTCAAAAATGCCTTAGTGAAAGACGGAGCGCCTTTAGGTGTCTTGCCGTAGTCAAGGCCAAGCTTATCAAATGCCTTGGCAATAGAAGCAGCGGCCCAGATATCCACACCCACACCCGTAACGTTTTTAATTTGCTTAAGCAGTTCCTTTTCTTTGGCTTTCATCACGCTGAGCGTAGATTCTGCGAGTGGTGTATTAAAACGAACACCGCGCATGGTCATGTCGATAAGGATGGGGGAGAGATCTGATTCCAGCTCGAAAATATTAGTGACTTCTTCTTTGACCATCTCAATTTTGAGGTATTGCCAAAGCTTGAGGGTCAGTGCGGCGTCCTGCTCGGCGTACTCTCCGACGTACATAGCGGGAAGCTTGTATAGCTCTGCTTTAGGGTCTACGCCAAACTCAGCAGCAGCTTCTCGCAATCCCTGCTCAGACTTCGTCTCTTTAAGCCAGTCAAAGCCTAACGAATTAAGACTATAAGAGAATCGATTTTCATCAACGAGGGCCGCAGCAATCATGGTATCAAAAATGCGCCCGTTAATTGTGAAGCCTTCTGCTTTGAGCCAGCCGACGTCATACGCAGCGTTGAAAAAGATTTTATCGCATGGCAAGTTAAGCACATCTTGTACATATCTTTTCACGCGTTTAGCATCTAGGTTTCCGCCGCCTTCATGAGAGATTGGTAAATACGCTTTCCATCCTTCTGTTGCTAAAGCGAATCCGACGATGCGTCCATTCCGAGTAGGCCATCCGGGGCCTTTTGATTTCATGTCTGGATCCATGGTCTCGAGATCGATGGCGATCATCTCTGCAGATGAGAGGTCCGGTAGTACATCTGGAGGTGTCCATTCGGTGGTTAAATTTTTTGTGAAGTTTAGGCTCATACAAAAAATCCCTTTGACGTATTTTTGGGGTAGACCAAATGCAATTGGTCCTTGGTCCGTGTTACGCCTACATAGAGCAGGCGGTTGATGTTGTCGGGGCGTTGATTGTATTCATCCATGAACTTGGTTGTGAGATCGGTCAGCAGGACGACGTTATCTGCTTCGCCGCCTTTTGCGCCATGGATTGTAGAGAGGCTAATGGTTGGTGTTCCGCGAAGCGACTGTCCCCTGCGCAATGCGGAGCGAATGTAAACAACCTTATCTTCTGATATCTTGGTTAGGACAAAGAACCATGCAAGTGCATTGTCTGTTTGGGTAAGGCCGTAGCGCTGTACAAGCTTTTCCATGTTGTACATCTCGTCATCGGGTCCGTGGAAGTTCCTGTAGCCGTGCGTAACGAGGGACTTGTCTATGTACTTGTACATGTTCTTTGCTTCTTGGGCGTTGATCTCCCGGCCTTTACGAAGCGCCTCCCAAGAGTAGACGGCATTCACAACGCTCTCTGAGATAGAGCGAATGTGGTTGCGCTCGAACAGAAGTCCCAGACTTTTTAGGTATTCGTGGACATCACTCAACATATAGTTGCTTGCGGCGAGAATCAGCCATGATCCGGGTTTTGAGAAATCTATGTATTCAAAGCGGCTGTAGTAATGGACTGCACCTTCCACTTCGCGTGGGCGATAGACTTTCTCAGTCCTGTATTTTATTCGATGGACAATGTTGTCCGCTAACTTGTGCACGGCAGATGGCACTCGATAAGATTGATCTAGTACAATTTCTTTACTTGGGTAAGACAGGAAATGGGTAACGTCGGCCCCAGCCCAAGTGAATATCGCTTGGTCATCGTCACCTGCGATGAAAGCCTCTTTAGAATGCTTGACCAGCCTGTCTACGATTTTCCACTGCAATGGGCTCAGATCCTGTGCTTCGTCAATGATTAGCACATCTAGCTTAGGGTATAGCTCATCGGATTCATTGCTGAAGAATTCCAGCATGTCGGTAAAGTCCATGAGGTTATTGCTGGATAGATACTTCCGATAGCTTTCGTAGATATAGACCATATGGTACCACTCAACAGAAAGGCTTGATCGGTTGTACTCGGTGCGCAAATCAGTCATGCGCATGCGGGCCAAGTTTATCACGTTAAGAATGGCGTTATCTGCGCGAACGTCCCACGCTTCGTCTCGCACCTCAGTGGAGATCGATATCCCAACGAGGTCGGCAAATTCTTTGTACCCCCTTGGGCCGATGAGTTTGTTTGATGACACACCGAGTCTTGCATAAGCAAGGGAGTGCAGTGTCCGAAAGTTCACAAGATCGCTCTTCTGCAAGTGTTGAAAGCGAGCAAAGGCACGGTCTCTTCCTTCGTGCGCAGCTTTTCTGGTAAATGCGAAGTAACCAATCCTTTGAGGAGTTGTGCCTGCTTCTAAAAAGCGGTCTACGGTGTTGAGTAGGAAGGTGGTCTTCCCTGTCCCGGGAGGACCATACACTTTGGTGACATTCAAAACGGTGCCTCCTTGCCCTCAATCTTGATGTTAAAGGGGGCGTCCTGTTTTTGAAACGCTGGGACTCGCCATAGTCGGAGCGTACGGCCCTTAATTGTAATGGCCTGTGGAGAGCCGTTCATGGTTCGTAGGCGTTGAGCGATCTTTGGCGTAGTCATGCAGACGAATCGATTGCGCACAAGAAAAGCCTCGAGATCCTTCATGCGAAAGTAGGTCATGTTCTCTTCGTCGTTCGTCCATGGACGGCCCATGAGAATCTCTTCTCGATCCATTGCAGATTGAACGTGCGTACAGAATTCTTCAAGCAGGTCCATGAACCGTCCTTCATTGGACGTGTCCTCTGGAGCTTCTGTGATGGCCTGCGTTTCCACCATCTGTCGTAACAGGCTGTTGAGCAGAGTTTCCCAATCACCCTTCTTCATTGTTGGAGGGGCGATGTTGATCTTATTCATGCAGACGATTTGAAACTTATGCTGTTGCTGAAGTTCTTCGGAGGTCAACTCAATACGATGCCCCTCAACATCGAGGAACCATAGTGGTGGGTCGCTCGCGTACTTAGAGAGGGCCGTGATACTTGGTCCTTCATGCGTTGATTGCCCCACCCCAGACCTGCGCGTTCTGCAAACAGAGGCGTTGCAGTGCGCGTTGATCGGGGCGTCTTTGCACTTGTAGTTGTACTCTTTCTTGCCAAGCTGTCGCACGAGCGTGTTGAGCTCGTTTAGCGGCAATGGTGGAGTGACGTATTTATTGTTGTATTGAAGCAGAAGGTCTTCCCATTTATCGGGAGCGGCCTTGCGCAGATAAACGCCTATGTTAAAGAGGCCGTTGTTCCGTGTTCCTTCAGGGAAGCCTTGTGTGCAGAGGAACTGCAAGCATGGAGGCCCGTCTGCGAGGTCGTCATCGGAAGCCTTAGGCTTAGGCATCTCTTCGCCGGAGGCGAGAGCATACCGGTCATATAGAGAAAAGAAATCTTCAAGAGTTGCTGCTTCGCCTTCGTCAGTGAATGCGTATCGTGTTCCATTGTTGCCGCCAAAATAGGGTAGGTTCAAAAAATTTCCGGTGTCCCCGCGTTCCACCAGAATCTGTGTTTGTTTAGGGAAGACCTCGCATCCGCTGTAGCCAAGATAGGCCGAGAACAACTTGAGGTTCTTCTGCATATCAGCCGCTGATATCGGCTCCTTCGAGAAAAGGAACACATGTGCTCCGCCCGACTTGGAGCGGAACAGGATCAACGGCAGTTCTAGTTTTCGGATCTTCTTGACGAGGGCCTTATGATCAAGCGGGTATTGGTCAATATCAATACACCCCCATGTGCAAGTATTGTCTGCCCTGATCGGAATGATACCGAGGCTTGGCTCGACTCCGTCAAGATGGCGTTCCCAAAGGTCATCTGTAGGGGGCTTTCGGACGATCTGAGCCTGTCCGTTTTGTTTGCCATCCTCCCGCTCTTTTTGAATCTTGTAGGTTCCATAAGCAATGTCGAGCCCTTCGAAAATTGCCTTGAACTTAGCTAACTCTGCCATATGCCTTATCTTTCTGTATGGAGACAAAAAGGCCGTCCTGTGGACGGCCCACTACTCTATCTCAATTTAAAAGACATCGGCACGTTTGTCTATCGGTGCATCTTCTCCGTGCTTAACTTCTACTTGACCAGCCTTCACGGACTCGGCAAAGCTCTTCGCCAACTGATAGCGGCTACTGTCTTCGACAGGTCCTACGCGCTCCACTTCCCAGCCGTACCATTGGCCCTTGTCATTCGCCTCTTTCGTCGTGGTCAGACGATACACATGGCTAAACGACGGAGGAACAAAGGGGCCATTCTTGCCGGTCATACGAAGCGTCATCATCATGCTGTTCCACTTACGGGACTTCTTAAGCTGGGTGGACTTCATGACGATCAGTGCGGGGTGGTCCCCCTCCTTCTCGTCACACACGATGACGTAGTGCTGCGCAGTGCTCTCGATGTAGTTGCCACTTTCGAGATAGTCGCGTGAATCCCCCGGCTTGCGGAACGTGCGGTTCATAACATCGCTGGTGGCGGGGTAGATGTTGATTGGTGCGCCACTGCCTTGACCACGTGGAGCCCATTCAATGTACTTACGCTCGTAGTAGCAGGGAATAACGAGCAAGCCTTCTTTCCCGTCATACATCTTGCCAGAGACTGTGTTGTAGATCATCCCAGCCTTTGCACCCTCCACGCTATCAAGCTCTGGGGATAGTTGCGAGAGGAGCTTGAGGAACGGCAATGCGAGATCGTCTTGGGAAATGTTTTCCATCCCTGACGAAGCATCAGTCTCAAACATGTCATTCACAACAGCGAGTGCGGTTTCTTGCTTTTTAGCTACTTGGTTCATGATTCGTGATCCTTTCAGATTGATTTGATTTTTGCTTTCATACCTACGTAGGCCCCGAACAACTCAGTGGGGAACTCCACGCCCTGCTCGACCATCTCGCGCACCCAAGCCTTCAAGGTTTGCGATTCGATCTTTTCGGCTTGCTCAGGGACCCAGCCGTTGCCACGAATGACGCCGATCATGCGTCCGGCATCCTCATCTTCACCACGTCCAAACTGCACGG